TTCTTGCGTTTGCGTGTGTTAGCCATAATCAAATCATCCCTTACCTAATGCAATAAACAAATCATCAACACGCTTTTCTAATCTTGTTAACTGATCTTTCATGCTAAGTCCACCATTAGGCCGTAGCTCGTTGAGCCAGCCTTTAACTATAAAACGTAATCCGATGAGACCGCCTGATAGCACAGCGATAATGCCAGCGCCAAAGCCAGCCCATTCTGCAGGTGTCATGCTTCATCTGCACCGATGCCGTAGGCACTGTCGGATTTGTCTAAAGCCCTAGCTGCTGGTCCTGCGAGTGCTGCAACAATTACAGACAGCGCTGGGTCTAAACCTAATTCATTACTGGCCAAGAATGTTAGTAATGATACAAGCACACCCCTAAAGTATGATTTAAGTATTGCTTTTTGTTTATCGCTTATCTTCATATCTTGCCTCCTATTAGTGGTATATCAAACGGTCTGCCGTCTGTATCTCCTGCTTTAGTAAAACTAATGTGTATGTGTTTTGTGTGCGGGTTGATGCCTTTGTATCTGCGCCATTTATAGTTTAATAATTTAGAAGCGATGTGGTGCGAGAAGATGACGTATGATAAACGTTTATCGGTTTTCGCACACTGTTTGATTTGGTCAGCCAGATAAGCTGCGATCCCCTCTGGCTCACCCAGGCGAGAATCAATATCAATGGCTCTGACCCACCCCTGCTCATCTGGATTATGATCTGATTTTCTGGTGGCATGGCGACTATCGCCCACCCACCCATCACTGGCAGTACGCCTAACTGGAAACCATGTATCAATTTGATCTCTTAACTGCACACCAGCTGCACATAGTTTAGGTTTCATCCGCACAGTTCCTCAAGATTATGCTAAAAGTAATTTAGCCTCGTCAGCGGTTATCCCTAAACGATTCAATAATTGATTCTTTGCTTGCGATTGTGCTATAAGTTTTGCCGTTTCGTTTGCTTCAACTTTTTTTAATGCATCAGTTAATTCTGATTCAGTTGGTTTTGTTTGAACCTCATCTAACCATTCTAAATCTGCATAATTTGTTCCTCTTATAACCCAAATTGCTTCAGGTCTTATGAAATGGATTGCATCTGATAATCGATTCATTAGGCACCTATTTCTACTAAAATTAAACTGCTTGTATAATTTGTTGCTTCATAATTGATATCCTGACCGGCACCTTTTTTACCTTGCACTTTATATGTTGTAGCACTTGTTGTAGATGGGCTATCGAGGTAAATTAAAGTAAATGGGGCTAATTCCTCAACATTCGCAGCGGTCGTTGCTTGACCAATAGCACTTTGATTAAGTTGCGTTGCAGCTCTCAAAATGTTAAAATACCCATAAGCATTTGTTCCACCACTACCAGACCTAACATATGTGCCAGCAAGACTCACTATAACTAACACTTTAGAACTGGCCGCTGATGGTGTTATTGATAAACTTAAATTGGTATCAACATATGAAGTTGATGAAGTTGAGAATCCACCAGTATCTTGATCTTGAACTACTTGCAAAACTTTTCCACCACCGGCAGCAGCAGCCCATTTAAGTCCTGTTGCTTCCGCACTATCGGCAGTCAAAACTGTATTGTTTGCGCCAACACCTAATCTTGCATCGCTTGTACTAAAAGTGTATAGATCACCTTTAGTGGTTAATGGAGATACTGCCCCTGCTTGTATGTAATCGTAAAATATAGATGCCCCTGTAGCTGTAAAATATAATATACCTGCATCATTTTGTGGCAATATTAAACTGCCAGCGGTTGCTACTGTTGCTGTACCTGCAGTAACTGTGCAAGCACCTGCGCCTAAGTTTTGTATAAACACTGTGTCGCCTGCTGCAAACAAACCTGTGTTTACTGTAATTGTTGTAGCACCTGCGGCATTCATCGCAACAGTTGTACCTGCATCTGCAGCAACTAATACATAAGATGCGGTTTTAGCCGTAGCTGAGCCACCACCCATAGCAGTCTGTTGCAGACTTGTCATCTGTGCAGCTGTAAGTACCTGCCCAGTGGTAAAGGTTTGTTTAGCCATTATTCTCCTTAGTAACTAAGCACATTATAGTCTAAAGTGCCGTAGATATTGTTATTTAGAATCAGCGCATCGATAACTGGCTCTAAGGTTGTAAAGAAAACCTTGAAGCTGTTAGGTGTGATGGTGTTAGATACGCCAAAGATTTGTAGGGTGCGATCAAGCGTTGAGCCGCCTGGCTGTGTAGTCACGACCTGTATAGGGTCAAAGAAGTCAAGCTCTAAGGCCGCCAATATGCCTGCGTTGTAGTTAGGGGTGTATAGATCAAGCTCTATGCCATCGCATCGTACTTCTGTTTCGGCTCTACTGGCCACATAAGCCTGCGCATAATCTAGTGCTACTGCATCGGTCTGCATTAGTAGATCCTGTAGGTTATAACTGTGTATAAAATACTTGTCTATAGAGTCTTGGTTGATTGCGGTTTGCGGTGAGCCGCCTGACCTGCTGACCTGTGCTGAGTTAAATATAAGAGTATCGTCTAACTTCCAATTAGCGTTGGCATAAGGTATGCCTGTGCCGTCATCGTTAAATGTAGTAACTGTGCCACCTATTGATCCAGCGGTTACTGCTCTATCTTGAAATACAAACTCGCCATTAGTATCTACATAGAATGCGCCATACTCAGAATCTGTAACAGTCTGCAAGGCGTTAAGGGAAGTGCGTGGTGTGCCGGGATCAGCCTGTAAAGTAGTTAAACCTGCATCTATATTACGCATAGTTGCTGGCCAGTCAATTTGGTCTAGTATTTGGTTTATGCGTGTGCCTGATAAATCGCCAGCCGTAGCACCTGTGACTGTACTTATCTGTGCATTTTGCGCAAGCCTAAACGCATCTACAGCTTGTATAGTTGTATAGGCTACTTCTGTAGCATCTTTAGGCTGTGTATTAACGTATGAGGTAATAAAGCCAGAGAATATACTGTAAGTGTTAGCGCCATAGGTTGCAGTAATCTGCACCTTCTTCATAGGTGTCAGTAAAGTGTAATAAGGTCCAGAAGTATTAGTTGGGTTGAAGTCGCCATTCTGGTCTACTATGCGTAAGGTCAGTGTGCCTGTTTGGAATTGATCTGCTAAAGCACTGCGGCCTCTAGCACTCTGTATAAAATCTACCTGGTTAGAAACATCAACAATTACAGCTGTAGAATCTGCTAATACGTTTACGTCTAGTAAGCCAGTGTCCAATATAAGGCTCTGCGCAAAACTAGGTCCAGTCGAAAAATTTATTATTGCATTTATTGTAGGTACTGACATTACTCAATACCACCAGCAGGCAGTAGTTTATTGCCATATTTAAGATTTACTCTTACTGTCTCTGCAATAGCTTGGACTAATCGGTCAGCACTTGCATTAGGCGCTATCTCTAACGTTGCCTGTGTAGGTGTAGATGCAGCAGCGCCAGCAGCAGCCTGCCCACCTTGATTAGTTACACCTTGTGGCACTGTGTATGTAGTAGATCCCTCAAATGGTGCTATTTGATTGCGGCCACGTGCTGTCATCTCACCTGTAGAAGTAAATAAAGGGTTAGATCTACTGGCCAGTACGTCTAAGAATGTAGCAGCGGTGTTAGCAGCGACAGCTAGTTTGTTTACAGCTACAGCGCCTTCTAGTTCAGCATTGTACTTTTTAGCCAGCGCTTCATTGTTATCTAATATTGCAAGCTGCGCCCTAATACGTAATTTAGTCTCTTCATCGGTTGCAGCGTTAAGTGCTGCGTTAAGGCCTATGCGCTCTAGGTCGAACTTGTCTCTAAGTTTATCTAATTCGGTCTTCGCTTTATTGCTAGCAGTGATAATTGCAAACTCATCTTTACGTGCTTTTATTAAATTTTTTGTTACTAATAAATCTGATCTAGGATTACCTGCGCCATAAGTAAAATTAGAAGATGGTTTAGGTTTGCCCATGTCGTATGCAATAAGACCTACTGCTCCTACAATTAATTGCTTTTTGCCTAATGCAAGTAAGGCTGTAAGCCCTAATAAAAACTTGCCAACATCGCTATCTATAATTTGTTTAACTTGTGCAATCAAATCGCCCATACCTCTAGCAGTATTAGCAACAGCAATAGCAAAGCCGTTCATAGAATTAGCAGCTTGATCTATAGAATTATCTTTGCCTAAAACTGATAAAGCATCTAATAAACCTGCACCAATAATTTCTGTAGCATCGGCTGCGGCAACTTTTAGCGCATCCATCTTGCCTGCGTAAGTATCTAATCGAGCTAAAGCAGCACCCGCAAATCTCTTTTCCAACGCTGCCATTATTTTATTCATATCGCCTGTTTTGATTATGTTGGCATCTATACCCGTATTTAATCCTTTAATTGCCTTTGCATTACCTCGAATGCCAGCAGCCAAAGCAGAAATTACTGTTTCTAAACTAGCACCGGTGCCAGCACTAACATCTAAAGCGGTTTCTAAAGCCTTTTGGCTAAGATTGACTGATCCAGTAGCGTTTAATAAAGTTTGGAATGCTGGTCGTAACTGATCGTCTAATACTTTGTATAAGTTTTGTAGTTTTGCAATATAGGTTTCTACTTCGCCTACTCTAAATGCGTTGCCAGTATTTTCTAATTGTACAGCCAGGGATTTAGCAGCAGCTTCATCGGCTGCAAATGCACTAATTGCTTTCTTGCTAAATGCTACAATGGCAGTGGTAGCAAATACTCTGTTGAATGTTTTACCTAGTTTTTGCGCTTGTTTGTCAAACGCTGATATATCCTTCTTGCCTTTAATTAAGGCTTTACCGTTCCAGGTGGCTAAGGCCGATGCTACTAATGGTGGTAACTTAGCCATTATGCAACCTTCTTTAATTGACCAGCATTGAATTGATTGGCTACTTTAGTAATAGCATCTATAACTGCGCCATAAACTTTGCCTTGATCTTCATACCATGCACGATATATTGCTCGGCCACGATACATACCAGAACCCTTTAATTGACTTAGATTTTCTGCCGCTTGATTAAATTGAATACCAGCATTTGGATTTAATGACTCACCTCGTTGCCCTCTTTGTTTACGCCCTGCAGTTTCAAAAATTGCGCCAGATGCAGATTTATTGGCAATAAAGTTAATCATAGAAAAACCATTTTTATTTGCTTTACTTGTACCTTTAGAATAATAAATACCATTACGTGCTATATCTTGATTGTAAAATGGGAACGCTCTATATTTTTGTTCTTCTGTAACGTTTACTTTATTCCATCCCGATAGAACTTCGTCATTTCCTGGCATGTAAGTTTTAGCTTTATCCCTTATCGGGATCATTACTGCTTTAATCTCTGCCTGCATTTGTTTGTTTAGATTAGTATCTACAGCATCCATAGCCGCTATAAGTTCTTTAACGCCTGTTACGTTTACTGGCATTTTTGACCTCCTTAGCTCTATCTGTCAATACTTGGATGATAGCCCGATACATCTGCGTATCCATGTCTCTAAACTCGCTAGGCGGTATTCCAGTCTCTACAGCTAGTTGAGCAATACTGTAGAAAATAGAATCACGCCCAATTATTTTTTTTCTTCGTCTAGTACCTCTACTGTGTCTAAAGTGTCTATAAACTCTAAACCAAATAAAGGTACTGTAACGCCAGCCCTGCGTAAGCATTCATGAGCCAAATAGTAAATTTCTGTTTGACGTTCATGATCCCGCAAAACCTTGCTAATTCCTGCACCATACTTTAACTCAAAAGCGTACTCGACACCTGGTGTTATCTTATGTTCAGATACTTCGCCATTAGCCCTTGTTATCTTTAGCTTTGCCATTATTACTCCTTATGCTGTTACGTCTACAACGATAACACTTTGACAGGTAAATGTAATTGACTGTGTGCTGATGTCGCCTACTGCGCCATTTACATCTTGTGTGTTATTTACAAGCACTGTAGTTTGGAATTCTGGGTTAGTTGCGCTAACTACTGCAGAAGTCTGCTTAATTGTTAGTGGCACTGTAGTACCCCATGCTGCCTGCAGTGTTGCGTTTACGTTGCTTGCAGCTGTGTCATTTAAGAAGTCAATAGTAATAGTGCTGGCTTCTAGACCCTTTGCAAACTTGTGGGCGGTATCGCCCATAGCTGTTACTTCTAATTCATCGAATGAACGGTTAATTGTTACGGCTGTTACGTGGTTGCTTAGATCCACGCTGTTCAGAGTAACAACAACGCCATT